ATTAAGAACTATGTTACAATACATGGGTAAGAAAAGTGACGTAGTTAAAAACCCATCTGATGTTTTAAAAATGGTAAATCCAAAATCTTTAAATGCAATGTTAAACGATCCTAAACTTCAAGGAAAAGTTAATATTAAAGAAGGTATCTTAGCAAGTGATATGGTTAAAGATTTTCAAGGTAAGATGGGTGAAGACAGAGTTCAATTAGTAAAAGATATGTTGAGTGCAGCTAAAAATATAAAAAAAGCTGATACTAGTCAAATCAGACTTAAAAATGAAATGATCGAAGACATGATGAAAAAAGGTGTGGATAGAGAAATGGCTGAAGAAATGGCTACAACTATGTCAAGACTGGCAGAGGATATGGCTGGTAAATTTAAAGACACACCAAAACTTACAGATGAGGGAATCCTAGAATTAGAAAACGTATTAAAGAACATGGAGACAGGTGGCAAAAAGAAGAGAGATCTAAACGCTGACGGTGGTCGTATCGGTTTGAAAGATGGTATGAACAGAAGAACGTTTTTAAAATTATTAGCAGGTTTTGCATCGATACCGATTGTTGGTAAGATTGTTAAACCATTGAAACTAACTAAAGGTGTCAAGAACGTTCCGATAATCAAGACAGGAGACGTGCCTGGTAAACCAGAATGGTTTGATCAGTTGGTCAACAAAGTAATTCTTGAAGGAGATGATGTTACTAAAAAATTTGCAACTCAAGAAAGAGAAATCGTACACACTAAAAAAATAAATAATACTGATGAGGTAACAGTTTATCAGGATCTTAATACTGATTCTGTTAGAGTTGAATATAAGAGTCCAAATAACATGATGGAAGAATCTGTAGATCTTTCGTACAAAAGAACTCCACCTGATGAAGGAGCACCCAAAGGATCCTCTGAGTTTGAAGTTACAGAATCAGGTTTTGTTGGTAAAGCCGATGGCCCAGATGATTTCTTTATAGACGCAGAAGAAGTTGGTGGTCAAAGCATTAAATCTTTAGATTCAGATGTCTCTGCATTAAAAGAATATGCAACAGGTCAAAAACAAACATTAAAAGAATTTGTACAATCTAAAAAAAGAAAAGACAAAGTTAAAAGAATTAATGAAGGTGATCTTGATGAAAGAAGTCAATACATTACCGATAGGCAAGGTGATTACGATCCAGGTCCCGAAGAATTTGCATCAGGCGGTATCGCTAGAATGTTAGGTGAGTAATGAAAGACCTAGATAAAAAAATTATAGAGTTGATGGATCTCTTTGACGATGAAGTTGTAACCACAGCAGATAAGATAGATAGACCACAGAGAGCATTAGATAGAGAAGCTATTGATGATTTCATGGACCGTAATCCAATGGCCGGGGGTGGTATGTTAGTGCAACCAAGTGCTGATGGATCTAGACCTGGGTATAGTGGTGAATATGGACCTAATATTAGAGAATCTAAAAAATCTAATTCTTTTGAAGTAACCATAGAAAGAGGAAAAAAAGTATTTAATAAATCTTTTAATTTTAAAACATATGGCAGTAAAGAAAAAGCTCTAGAAGCTGCTAAAGAATATAGAAATGAAAAAAGTAAACTTACAGATACTAGAGGCGATAAAAAAGGAGGTTTTGGAGCAGGTGCTCCTGGAGGTTCAAAAGAACAAACAGGAGGTAAAGCTAAAATAGAAAAAATTTTAAACAATTTTATAAAAGAAGGTAAAACATCTTTTTCAAATGCTGACATAAAAGCAAAAATGAAAGTTGAAAATTTTTATAAATCTGATTTAAATTTTAGAAGAGCTGTAGATGTAATTAAAAAACAACCTGAATACAAAAATTTAACTTTTATAAAAAAACCAAGAGTAGAAAATCCAGATGAAGCAGCTAAATTAGTTAGAAAAAAAAGACAAGAAGGTTTAAAAGAAACTGATACGACAAAAGCAAAAGGAACTAAAAAATACCCTTTTCATCACATAAGACAAATTACAGGTGGTGTTCCTTTAACAACAGATGATGTTGTAATTATTAATCAAAGAATGAATTCTGTAATGAGTCAATATGATAAATCTTTAAACGCTATAGCATCTGCCATTCAAAAAAATAATAGATTAGCTTTAGAGGCTATGAATGCTAAAGATGAAGGTGCAGCATTAAAATATATGGCTCGTGTTGATGAACTTAATGAAACAGCAGAAAAAATTGTAAATAGTGCAATTAAAAAATTACCAAAAAAATATGATGGACTTGTAGGTTTTAATCAATTTACATTACCAAGAAATGAATATGGTCTGCCAATAAGCAATGAACCAATGATTGTTAAAAAAGTTGGTGGCATGCCAATATCAAAAAATGCAATAGACCTAACAACTTTAAACTTAAAAAATGAACAAGAGTTTAGAAAAATAGTAAGAGCACAAGCAGAAGCTGGTAAGACAGGACAAATTAATAAAAAACAATTAGATAATCTCTTCTTAAAACTTTCTGGACAAATAGATAAAGATTGTGCAGGTGCAATAAAACAAGCATCAAAGGATGGTGGTCGTATAGGACTACAGGCTATCGGATCTAGAGATGTGTGTATTACAAAAGCAAAAAATTATGCACGAGATCAAGTTGCAAAAGGAATTCCTGACACAGGTGTAAAAGGAAGTTTAATTAAAAGAATTTTTAAATCTACAAATAATTTTGTAAAATCAGCTTTAGATCCAAAAGAGTTATTTGATATTAAAAAACAATTTTTTAGTAAAGGTGCAATAGCATCATTACCTATCTTTGATGCAGGAATAGCTGGATACGAAGCATTAGCTATGAACAAACCTGTGAAAGAAGCAATCTCTAACACATTTACTTTTGGATCAATACCTCGTGCCATGGGTATAGGATTAGATCAACCAGATGTTTTACAAGCAAAACAATTATTAAATAATCCTAACCTATCTCCTGCAGGAAAAGAATATGCACAACTTTTAATAGACTTAAATGATTATGCAAACTTACAAAGAGATGCAACACCTTTAGGTATTACTAGAAAATTTAATAAATTTAATGAATTACAAAATAAAATTAAAAGTGCATCAACAGCCGGTAAGTTTGATTATCAATCTTTGTTAGATGAAACTCAAGCAACTCAATTAGCAAAGGATCAGTATTCTCCTTTAATAGGTAATTTAGGAGACCCTCTTAAAAATAGAGCCGTTGCTCCACGTACAGGAACAAGACAAGGTCCAGGTCCTGTTAAAATAGATTTAAGTCCTATAACATATGAAAATTTTGAAGCAAACATTCCACCAAAAGAAGAGTTTGATGAGTACCTTAGATCTAAAAACTTAATAGGACAAGATCAAGAATTAACAGAAAAAGAATATCAAAGATCATTTTACAAACCTGCAGAGTTTGAACAGTTAATGGAGGTACCTGGTTTTAAAGGAGCATCAGAAAAATTTGCAGGCGGTGGTATTGCTAAATTAGCTGGTGTAGACCAAGGCCCACCACCAGAATCAGGACCAAACTCACAAGGGTTGCAAGGTCTAATAAAACGTGTTAAGAACATATAGGAGTATTAAATGGCAGATATAGATAAAGGACTCCCTAACACTCGTACAAAACTTGACATTCCTTCAGAAGAAGAGATGGCAGAAGAAGTTAGTGTTCAGGAAGAAGAAGCAGAACAAAAAGGACCAGTTGAAGTAGTACCAGAAGAAGATGGTGGTGCAACAATAGACTTTGAACCGGGAGCTATAAACATACCGGGCACAGAAAATCATTTCGATAACTTAGCAGATATTTTACCAGAAGATATTTTAGAACCAATTGGAAACGAGATGGTTCAAAATTACATGGACTATAAAGCTTCAAGAAAAGAATGGGAGAACAGTTACAAAACAGGTTTAGATCTTTTAGGATTTAAATACGAAAACAGAACTGAACCATTTCAAGGAGCATCTGGTGCAACACATCCAGTGTTAGCTGAAGCAGTCACACAGTTTCAAGCACAAGCTTATAAAGAATTATTACCTGCAGATGGACCTGTAAGAACAGACATCATAGGTGTTAAAAATCCACAAACTGAACAACAGTCAGAGCGTGTGAAAGATTTCATGAATTATTTAATTATGGATCAAATGAAAGAATATGAATCA